CCGGGGTGACGAACAGCGGGGTGAAGAACGCCTCCTTGATCGACTGCTGGCGCGCGATGAGCAGTTCGTTGCCCGTCTCGATGCGCGACGTGCCAGGCGGGATCAGGGTCTTGATATCGACCTGTCCTTCGGTGAACGTGAGGCCACCGGCATGGAGGCGCACCGGGGACACCAGCGAGCCATCGGGGATCACCAGTGGCGGGTCGACGATCTTCTCGGCACCGCGCAGGATCGTGTCCGACATGCGGTTGACCATGCGGATATCCGGCATGGCGGTCATGGCCGGGCTGCGCCCATAGATTTCGCCACGGGCCTTGTACCAGCGCGGCACGAAGTAGGGGAACTCCTCGTAGGAGCCGTACTCCAGGATACGGTTCTCGTGGCCGGTCAAAATCCAGCACGAGTAGTAGGCCGCGCCCTTGAGCTTCTGGCGCTCGGGCAGTTCCGCGGCCAGTGGGTCGGTGGCCGGGATTACCGCGTGCAGGAAGCGATCCTTGGTACCGAGCTTGTCGTCGGACAGGTTCTCGTACTCGCGACCAAGCTTGTCAGCCTTGAAGCGCTGGAGCGCGGCGCGCTTCGTCTGGTGGCGCTGACGGATCATGCTGTCGATGTTCTCGTCCTCGCCCTCGTCGATGACGCAGTCGTCGAGGTGATAGACGCGGCAGCGCAGCTTCTTGTTGACGACGTCTTCGAACATGACCGCCGTGCCGAACGCACCGATATCGAGGTAGACCTGGTGAAGCTGGGAATAGATATCGGCGCTCGGGGAGGTGAGCGCGTTCATGATCTTCTTCTGGCATGTCTCCAGATACGCTCGCACGGTGGACGAAAGCTGAAGCTCGGGCTCGCCCTCGACGCCCAGGCGCACCCACTCGGAGGCCGGGTTGTTCAGGAGCGTGTGCAGAAAGGACGCGAACATTTCCAGCGACCGCGGGGCGGTGCTGTCCAAAATCCAGCGCATACGGTCCTGGCCAGGCGTGACCTGCTCCATGAACGACGCGGAGTTGGGCAGACAGTAGCGGGCGATCGACTGCCACAGGCTTTCCCACGACCCCCGTTCGCCGCGCTTGGTCTTCTCCCGCTCTACGATCGCGTCGGCCAGCTTGTTTTTCATGCTGCTTTATACCACGGCGCTGACCCACAGGCGAGTGGGCTGCGCCGGGACACCAATGGTGTCTCCCTGCGGGTTGCTGTCGTCTGTAATCATTACTGACTGGTCGAATTGCGGGTCGGTGTATAGCCCGATCTCAATGGTGTCGCTCGTGGCCAGGGGTGAGGGCAGCGTCCACGTAACCTCAGTCGCGGAAGTGATGACGACCGACGAGGGCGTGACAGACGCGCCGTTCACCCGCACGAGCGTCCCCGTCAGCCCGGTGTTCTGATAGGCAGGCGCGTCGAAATACGGGTCGTTTTCGTCGTAGACCAACCCTTGCAGGGTGGTGCCGCCGTCGAGCGTGAAGGTTCCGACAATGGTTGTCCCGCCATTGACGCCCGCGATGCTCGTAAGCTCAGGACCGCGTGCGCCATGCGTGACGCCGCCCAGGCCCTCGCGATAGGCGATGTTCTGCGCCAGCCTCCGCATCGTGTGCGGGTTGTTCGGCGGCTCCAGGTGATAGCCGTCGCGGCGCTGCATGTCATGGTCGGTGTAGCCGATGAATACCCGGCCGGTGCCATCGACATTGTTGTTATCGTAGGTGTCGAGGATATCCCACGTCGCCTGGTAGATCGGGTGCGCGCGCTCCGTGGTGGGGCTTCCCGCTGACACCCACGATACCGGGCACAGGTAGAAATACAGCGCGTTGCCGTCCGTCGCGAGGCTGCGTATTTGCTCGATATAGTCGATCAGCCCATCATGGAACGTGGTGTAGCTCGCGCCTTGGTTCATATCGGTCTGGCCGATATTCATCACAGCGCGCGTCCAGTCGTAGCCGGGGCTGGCCGCCTGGTCCAACTCCGCGCGAAGACGCAGCCAGCTGTCGCCGCTCGGCGCAAGATGCGTTGCAATGCCAGTACCACCGACCGCCTCGTTGACGATCAGGGTAGGCGCTCCGCCATGCAGATCACGGAGCAGCGGGCCAAGCGTCAGGCTTCCGTTGCCACCACCGGGGCCGCCCTTGCCCGAGGCCATCTGGTGAGTGGTTGGCTCGCCCGTGCCGACCGGCACGAACTGGCTAGAAGACGTTGTCTGCGCGAGATAAAAATAACCGTAGTCTGCATAGGAAAAGCGGCGATCCCGCAGCGCGTCGCCCGACGCGGGAAGCGAGCCCTCAAACTCCACCGGAGGATAGGCCGTTCCTCCGCTGATCTCAGTGACCTGATTACGCATCAGGCTTTGGCCCAGGAAGGCCGTGATGTTGTCGGATACGCCAATGATATTGGTCGTGTCGACCACGGCATCGACATCGCGCTCGCCGCTCTTGCGGACCTCAAGATACCAAGAGCCGTTGGGGATATCCGTTATGTCAATATCCGCGGACCAGACAAGGCCGCTAGAGGTGGTAATGGCAACCGGCGTCTCCCAGCCCGTAGCGGGCGTGCGGGTCACGATATCAAGAAGCCGTGCTGTAACAGACGCATCCGCGCCATACGCCACACGCCCGGTTACAGTCAAAGCCTCAAGCGAACCTTCCCGGTATATCTTGTTGCGGAGGTTCTGCGCCAGGCTGTCGACCGTCAAAGACCGTTGGGGGGTATTAAACACGGCTTGGTCCGCGAGGCGCAAGGTTTCAATATACTCGGGGGTCGGAACGCCAACGCCGATGTGTATTTTTGCGATGTAGCCGGACAGGAACAGAGAGCTTACCCGCCCAAATATGGGCGCGGCTCCCGCGGCCAAGGCTTCAGTCGGGCCGTTCCCATTTGTAAACGCTCCGGTGGCCTTGTATTCATAATCCTGGTTGCTTCCAAACAACACGGTGCCAAGCCGGTAGTCCACCGCGATGCAAAAAGCCGTGGGAAGGGCGGTCGGGACGGTAACAACAGAACTGTCTACCGTGCGCGCGGTGTCCGCAGCAACTCGGCGCATACTTACACGCAACGCCCCGCTACCCCGGATCGACGCCTGGTAGAGCGCACCCGTTCCGTTGCTGGACGAGACACTTACAAGGCCCGCCTGTCCGTCAGTGAGAGTGGCGAACTGGCCGACCGCGTATATCCAGATACCTTCGTACCCGGAAAATGCAGACAGCGCGCTGGCCAGTGTCGTGGTATCGCCGCTCACGAACAACATGGCCGGAAGCCCGTTTACCGCCGTAGCGTCCACGCTAGGCCGTACCGCGGTGTTAGCTTGCCCGGCGCTTATGGCCGGATACGCGGCCTGCTGGTTTATGAGCGTAGCGATACCGCCGGTGCCGGTTGTGTAGTGCCCTGCGTCCAGAACATCATACGATGCGACGATAATGGGGCTGCGGATGTCACTTTCTTCAGCCCCCGCCGGGCTGTTGGTTGCGGGCCCCATGGGCGGGTTCATCGGGGGCTGGTTTACATTCGACACCGCTTTTTACGTCCTACCAGCTAATAGACGCGATGCCCGAGCCCGCCGAGTGAGTTAGGATGCCACAGCGTACTTCCCATACACCTGCGATCTGAGCGGTTTGCATACCGCCGGGCGACGACGCGCCCGAATTGTAGATCGTAATAGTGTTGCCCGTTGTCCCGTCCGACTTGACCCTGCGTGCCTGCACAACCCACGTCACCGACAAGGTTGTGCTGTCATCCGACAGAGACGCGGTAAAGACATTCGCGGACCTGCGGCTGTCGATACGCACCCACTCGGTATACTCGGCAGAAGCGTTAACCGCGGCCTCAATCGTGCGGACGCTGCCGCTTAATACATACGCCATTACGCGCCTCCCAAGAGGGTCTTGCGCGTCTTCAGGCCCGAGAACTCGGAGCCGCTATCCGCTGCGGTGAGAAGGGACGAGGCCGCGCCCTGGCGGTTGGCCTGCTCGGCCATGCTCTTGTTCTTGGCCTCCTGCGCAGCCTTCTCCTCCTGGGCGCGCACGTCGGCGGCGCTCGGCCCGGTATTGAAATACTGCGCCTGTTGCTTCTGACCGCCTCCAAAGAGGCGAGCGATGGGCGCGAAGATCGCGCCAATGTCGTAACGGACCTGCATAGGCTGGAGCCTAGCACATTAGCTAATCGAACTCAACCACGTCCTTGCGGGCGTACTTCTTGCCGTGCAGCGCCCACCAACGCGCCCGGCCACGCTCCCCGCGGTCGTCGAGGGGAAGGAAGTTCTGCGACAGGGGGTTGTCACTGTCGTCCCTGCCGCTCGATCCCACCCCGCGCTGCGTCGAGGAGTGGTACTTGATGCGCCGCGGGCGGACGGTTTCGCTAGGCTTCTCGTCAGCCATTGGCGCTCGGCCACCAGGTTTCCGGCGAGCCGCACTCCGGGCAGCAATCGGGGATGGGCGATCGAGGGTTGGGCTGTAGCAGCTTCACCGGACCCTTCCACCCGCAGTCGTCACAGGTTGCGTCTTCATCCTTTGGCGATTGCATCCATCTGCTCCTTGAGTTTCAGCTTACGCAACGAGAACGCCCAACGCAAGGCGCGCTCGTATCCGGGGTTGTTCCGGCACGCCTTGATGTGGTCGCGGAACGCTGCCCGTTCGGCAGGCTCCAGGGTGCGCCACCGCCCCGCGTTCACGTCGGCTAGTAGCGCGAAGGCTTCAGCCTGCTCATGTCCCCAGTCTCGACTGGCAGGATAGACGCGATCGTGAACGGCATGCCCAATCTCATGAACAAGTTGCGCCACTCCTGCTGTCGCGGGGCAGAAAAGGAATGCGGTATCTGCCGCAGTATCGGAGACGAAAGCTGGTCTTCCGGAATGAACAGGTCCAGTTGGACGGGTGTAGCCCCACTCTCGGACGAGGGTGTCGACGTAGTCTTCCCGGAAATGGTCATCCACGATCCTTACGTTCTTCAGCCCACGCCACAGGTAATTGCCCCATACGCAATGCGCAACCAGTAGTTCTGCACCCGACGCTGTACGAAACTTCAGGACGGCGTCCTCCCGTAGTACAAGATATACCAAGTGAGATATGCACGGGCTCTAGCGGCCTGAAGTTCAACCACCGTGAGAGGCACGCACTCATCAGCCTCGCGGCCCAACCAAAAGTAATACATTACAATACCTCCTTACGGCCATGAGTAAGCGTTACCAGATTACCCGCCCGGTCTTCATGCCACCGATTTACCCAAGGACCGCGAAACGAGATCGCCCACGCCGGGCCGCCCAGGGCTTCTACTTTATGGAAGTGTTCTCGCTTCGTGATCTTGGTCTGCCCTGCTTTGAACAGTCGAGGTTGGCCGCCCCTTATGTGCTCACGTACCTGGCCTTTCAACCATATCGTATAGGCGTTGAAAGCGTGGGTGTGGTAGCGCTCGGGGTTGTGGCGGCTGAACCGTAGCAACGCGATCGAAAATAAAGGCTTGATCTCGATCAGGAAATACGCAGTCGTACCGGAGTTGACCCCGCCGTCCGGGGCCTTCTGAAACATCTTCATCCCATCCTCCTACAACACCGCCGTCTGTTGAAGATAGTCTTGCCCCTGCTCGGGGGCGAACTTGCGAAGACCCATCGCGAGGGTCCTCAGTGCATCCGCACTGTGAGACGTCCAATCGTGCTTGGGCTTCTGGCGGAATACCTGCTGCCGTTCATCATACTCTCGGTGGTACAGAGCCACGCGGTCAAGGCCATCCTGCGTTGAGCTTGCGTCAAAGAGGCAGCGCGGCAGAAGTGTTCGTACCGCTGCAATGCCGTCCTCCACGTTGGCGCGCGGAACAGTGACGCCACGAACTCCAAGGGCACGGAGGACAGAGGCGCGGGACTTGCCCGAACCAAGCTCGGTGACTTCGACGTCGTGCGGCCAGTAGTGTCGTCCATAGCGATACCCCTTCTTCTCCAGTATATCGGCGTAGTGGTCTAGCGCGGCTCCAGCAGCTTCGTAATAGTCAATGACACGTACTTCGTTAGCCACGCATTGCACAAACCAGATTGCGGTGCAATCGTCGAAACCCAAGTCCCATCCAGTGTGGACTGGCAGGAGAGGATTGTAGGGCACAGCCCGAATACGGTCACGGTCTTTAAGCTCGGCCAGTTGCTTGGCGTAGATGGCTCCCTTGACGGCGGCGTCCCAGCTACATTCGTACTCCTGCTCGTAGGCGTCGTCATCGTTCATGTCCATCTTGGCCAGGCGTAGCTCCTCGGGATTGAGGACGCCGGTCTGACTGGCCTTCCAAAGTTCCGCGGCCCAGTCACTACGATACACCAACTCGTCGCCCGCCGCACTGTCGATCTCGCCGCCACCCATCTTCGCGCCCAAGCCCTGCGCCCACAACTCCGCGCGGCGGTGCATGTGGTGGGCGTGGTTGCGCCCGAACGGGGTCGTCATAAAGATCGCCCACTGGTTCGGGTCGAGGCGATTGTCGAAGCCGTTACGGTTTACGTCCGACAGCATTGGGCGGACCTGCTGCGTCCACACGTGCGGCGGTATCTGCGCCCACTCGTCGAACACTACACCGTCCAGGTACATGCCTCTCAAACGCTGCTTGGGTGTATCTGTTCCGTAGAGGGCAATCTGAGCACGCCCACCAAGGCGGGTTGGCAATTCCACCGTGAGCTTGCTCTCCATCTTTTCCGCCGTAGGGATACGATCGGCGAAGTCCTTCAAGTATGTCCAGGCAATGTTGCGGGCCATATCGTAGGTCGGGGCCAGGTAGGCATACCGCCCGTTGGGGAACGGACACTCGATCGCTTTCTCGCCCAGGGCGTTCACGGCCAGGACGGACTTCCCGAAGCGGCGATGCACCACCCACGAGTTAAAGCGCTTCATGCGCTCGTACATCTGGCCCTGCAAGGGGCGCGGGATGAAGCGCGTAAGCTCCCTCACGTCCTCGGGCAGGTCTACGATGCGGTTGTTCTGCGTCGCCTTGACGATCGCGGCGACCTTGGCAATGAGGCTCAAGCGTTCAGCACCTTCTCATATTTCTTCTTGGCCCCCATTGGCTGATCCGTTCTGCGCTCCGGTTTTGATGCGCTATTCCAGTCGCCCCCTCGTGTCGTGGCCACCAATTTCCACCCCGCCGCCTCCACAGACACCCCCGGCTCCTCGTCCAGAATAAACGTCTGAATAGACTTGTAGCCCATTGCCTTGCACGCACGCGCGGCGGCGGCGTACAGGATAGAGCAGGCGTTCTTTGTCCCGTCTGTGACCAGGCGCGTGACCTCGGCCACTTCGTATTGCTCTGTGTTACGCGCGACTGGCCTCCCAATGATAGCCGCGCCATGAACTCCTCCCCATTCGTTGCGCACCCCCAGGCTAAAGCGATGCCCCGTCACAGGCTTGTGGTGGCGATGGTCGGTTGCGACAATCTCATTAGCTTGTTTCAAGGTAAGCGGGAATACTTCAAGGGTCACACCAACTCCCTCATTTCAACGATGTACGCTTTCGGGATGCACACGTCGCTACCCGCGGTGCCGTCTTCCTCGCAGATCGAGCCCACGAGGACAACGCACTTGTCATCCTCCTTGGCCAGGAAGCCGACCGACTGGATGATGGCCGGACCGGAGTTCTGTATCTCCTCCCAACTGATCCACCCGCCCGTGTCCTGGCTGGAGGCGTCTTCCCAGCGGATGCGGACAAGACGGGTGGGCATCGTGAAGGGTGCGTGGGCCATGGTCTATTGTAGCATCAAAACTGGCTGGCTTCCAAGTCGGCCTTGAGCCAGCCCCAGTTCCGGCCCGCGCGGATGCCGTAGACCAGGCTGATCGAGATATTGAACTTCTCGGCCACGGCTCGAGCGGTCCAGCTGCCATGGTCCGTGAGAATGGTTCGCACGTCCGCCTCACTGATTTTCACCAAGCCGTGCTTCTCACCCCGCACCGGGCTGGGCTGGCCGCGCATCTTGGCCGCGCCGTTCTTGCGGCGGCGCTTCACGTCGCAGTCCTTCATGTTCTCCTGGTGCGTAGCGCAGAACAGGTGGTCGAGGTCGATGCACTTTGGGTTGTCGCAGGAGTGGCAGATACTCATGCCCAGCGGGATCGGGCCGTGTTCCACCTCCCACATGGCGCGGTGGGCGTAGACAAGGCGCTCGCCGTCCCACACACGACCGTAGCCGTTCTCGTTCTTTGCGCCTTTCCATTCTCGGCACCCCGTGTCCCACAGGACTTCGGAGCGATCGAGCAGCTTTTGTCGCATAACCGCGACGGGATATGAAATTGCCATCCATTCAATATAATTCGTATAACTCGTTCTGTCCATAGTTCATCCTAAATTTTAAAAAATAACCCAATATTTCCAACCGTGATGGGGCAGGGGCCGGGGACCCATCCTGGCGGCGGGGGTAGGGGGGTCGCGATCGCCAGATTTCGGGGGGTATGTTATAACATTCCAACCCAGGGGCGAGTGAGCGCTCACTACCTATCGCCAACCGGCTAGGGGGTTAGATATGCCGTAATGCCTATTACGCGATGTTCTTGCCCATGCGGCGTTATAAGGGCCAATGGGATCAATGACTTAGGCCAGCTGGCCTGGACCGCAGGCAAAGAAAAAGCCCGCGCAAGGCGGGCTTAGGCTCGATCGAGGGGGATTAGGCTAGTGGGCTCGGGGAAATGGCGTGTCACCGTGCGGCCAGTAGTCTTTAGCGCCCATCATGTATCCCACCGTGACGGCGATACACGTTAACAATTCTGCGAACGGGCTTGTGTCCGGCGAGGGATCATACCGCTCAAGGGGCTTTGTGTCAGTCGATAGCATTTGCATATCCTTTCCTTGGTCAATCAAGCGCTTAACTATTGCTCACCCTGCCAGGGACAGGGGCGCGGGTCGCGCATTTCACGGCGGACGCAAAACGAAAAGACAAAGCGCCCAAGCCACACAAAGCGCAATCCCCCTACTCGACGGGTATAGAAGTTAAAAACCGGCTCATGCGTCATTTCAATTGCTCCCGTTGCGATAGCTGGACACTATCGCCGACTTATCCACATGGCAAGCAAAAAGAAAAGCCCGGAATAAACCGGGCTTCCCTTCACATGATCCAGCCTATCGCCTGGCATTACGGGCTGCTATATACCCTGAGTTATACGCTTGGTCCGCTTGTCGCCTATATCCCGCAGGTTCTAGCGCTCGCATCTTCCTGTAGTGCTGGTCTTCAAATTTGGCGCGCGCTTCATCGCCATCGTTGCGAGCTTTCGCAGCCCTGCGGCCACAATCTTCATATACCTCTAACCCGTTCATAATTACCATAACCCTATCCCCCTCTCACATAATCCAGCCTAGCAGCATGATGGCCAGGGCTATTGCTCCCAAGGTCGCGAGTGTTTCGCGGCCTTCGATCACATGGCGCGGCTTCATTCATCCTCACCATAAGCTGACAGGATACGCCCCCCGCTATCGGCGCAATACAGGCTGGTATCTTCCCATTGGATATCCGCGCCAATAACACGCCATCCTGTAAAGTCATGGTCGCGTATCGCTTCAAGTATCAGACGCCTATTCTCGCGTGCGGCCTTGAATGACAGCGCTTCACCATCACTCATGACAAAGTAAACGGGATATCCCCCCGGCCACGCCCACGGCCCTTGGCGCATGTCGCGCCTGAAGTCTGATATACTGTAGCCCATCGTCATTCTCCCAAATCCCGCAGTGCGGCGCGCACGCGAGCCGTAGTGTATTTGAAGCCATCCGGCGTCTTTTCCTCACCATAGACGGCCAGGAAACGATGGGCAGCTATGGCGACCCATCGCGCGGCATTTTTCGCCTTGGCACCGGCTATGCAATCCATGGCGAAACGATAAATAGGTTCGTCGTTGCCAATCCATAGAGCGACGTTCCAATGCCCTTTTGAGGGGTGGCCATTGTACTCCTTGCTCATGACCTATCCCTTCTGATAGTTGACGAACATGACGGTGGCGCAACGATACGGCCGAAATTCCAGCGTGTCGCCATGATCGTATCGCTTGCCCCTCACACCAGTCAGACCAACCGCAGCCTTTGCCCTGCGCATTAGCTCGCGATTGGCGACCTTGTTAGCCTTAGCATAGTTGGTCCCGCCATCGTACCCGTAGTGGGTCAATTCAGGCATGGCGACAGTAGCGCGGCGGACCCAACAATAGTTAGGCTCGCCCCCGAATGTATCCGTATATTCCACATCATACTTGTGGGACATAGCCTATTCCTCCCTTTCTTCGATATCGGCGCGCGGTGCCAGGATGCCCGGCCTCCGCTGGTTTGCATCCTGCATTGCGATTGCCACGTCTACAGGCAATGCGCCTTGTGGCGAGTAGCGCGCGAGGAAACGCGCCAGGGGGGCCGCATCGTTGTCATCGTTAAAGCGTGCCATGCTCAATCCTCCAAACCAAAATCGGAGCGCTTGGGCGCGATCATGAACGAACGATATTCCGCTTCGATAT